TCTCTCCTGAATATGCACTACTACCTAGTGGATATTCAGTTTGCAATGAGTGTTGATGGGATTTAAATGAGTCATCTTTAAATTGCCCTAATGTAAACGCATCGTGAGTCGCTATTGTATCCGTTCCATTAGTTCCGATACCTACCAGAGCTACTTCTCGGTAGTCCGGGAGATTAAAGTGTGTAGCGTCTGCGCTTCCGTATCGTGAAAGGAGCGTGTGTGTTCCGTCGTATGTCTGTGTGTTGAACTTCTGGAAAAGATCCGGGTAATCGGCACGGAGTACAGACTGACCGTTACATTCGAGCCATCCGTATGGGATGTCGTTTGTTGCCTTTGCTTTTACGGTACCTACTTCTTCGTTTCCGATTTTTCCGTTTGCGTGTACTTCGTATCCGTCTCCCGATAAAACTACCGGGTTTCCGATTACTACAAAGTTTGCACCGTCGTACACAAACTCAATAATTGTATTTGCCTGGATGTATTTTGTGCTTCCGTTTATGGTGTGCGCTGTAAGGTTCACAAGGCTTCCACCGTCTTTGCACGCCTTTACCGGATAACCGGTGCCGTTGTATGTGATTGTCATTCCGGTTGTGGTATCACTACCGGCAATGTCTGCGGTGAACATGATTTTTATGATGTTGTTTGAGTCAATGCTTGGGACTCCTGTTATGGTTCTAGAGCTTGCCATAATGCAGCCGCAGTTCTTTCTCAAGGCTTTATATACCTGGTTTGTTGCGCTGCCGTCCGGAGATATGCTGGCTTCGCTCAATACGTTATTGAGCTCGCTTTCCATTGAGCTGACGCCTGCGTTTAAATCTGTTATTCCTTTTGTATTCTTGTTCCAGGCCCAGTTCATCCACTCTGCTGGCAATACATCGCTTTGTTGAAATCCTGCAGAGTATTTTGCGTTGTCTGGTGCTACCTTTGTAGCGTTGTCTCCAAATACCGGATATTCTCCGAATGATTGACTTGGTATCATATTCTATTCTCCCTGGTCTGATGATATGAGGACCTGCGGTTCTGTCGCGATTCGATAGAACAGCTGTGTTAAAATCCATATATTTTTGTAGCCGATGTTTTCTTCAAACTCGATTACTATGTCGTTGTCTGCATTAAAGCTCAACGTGTAGTTGTCGCTTAGGTTCTTTGCGATAAGGTCTACCGATTTGAGTGTTACTCCGTATCGCTTGAGCTGTGCTATGGACTTCAGAAACTTTCTATAAGTTCCTGTATCCATATAGTTTGTCTCGTCCGGTACGATTGTGGAGAGCTCACCGCCAATCTGTGAATTGACCGACGCGAGACCGATTTCCTCGTCTGTCTGCAGAGGCAGCGTTCCAAGAAGGAGGATGTTCTCTGCGTTGAAACCTTCCGGTACTACCGGGCGCGGATACCCGATAATAAGGCCTATGCTGTCGAGCTCCGTGTCGTCTGAGGTATCAATGCTTAATCCGTGAAGGTACGACTCGATTGCTTCTGCATCAGAAAACCTGGCATTTACCGATTCTCCGTTGGCAGAAATTACCGGGCCGTTCATCTGGCTGGGGTACAGTCTGTTCGGTTTTATTGCCATACCTTAGTCCTCCAGCTGCTCTATACTGATTGTCGCATCTGTTACGCGCGGGATTTCGTTTGCGTTCATTTCGAGCACGTCATCCCATGTTGTTCCGTCTTTACTTATCTTTGCGTAGGCTACGTCGGTGTACAGACAGTTTACGAAAGGTGCGCAGGTCAAGACCTGGGTTACTGTTTCGCCTATCTGCCAGTCTGCGCTTGCGTATATCAAATCTTTTTTGATCTGGTTTTCTACGTTTACTCCGGCTTCTGCGTTCTTTTCGAGGTACACCTTTACGAAGATGTTAGTTTTCTTTGCATCGTCGTACTTGATTGGTATTGCCTGGCCGCTTGCTGTTACCCAGTCCTGTGAGTGTTTAGGATCCGGGCTTCCTGGTATTGCTGGGTCCAGGTTGTAGACAGAGTCCACGTTTGTGATTTCCTGGTCGAGTGCGTTAATTCCAAGAGCAGGCACTTCGTATTCTCCCCATTCAGTACAAGTAAAGCCGACTTCTTGTGATGTTCCTGCAGAGACTGTTGTCGCAGAGTTTATTTTGAATACATGGCCGCCGTAGGTCGCTGTTGTTGTATTCGGGAGCACTGCGTTTCCGTCAGCCTTTGCTGTAATTGTCAGCGTAATTGTGGAGTAGCTTCCTTCTGCATTCGCATCGTTCTGCGTTGGTGCGTTCATGTATTCTGCGTAGGTCTCTGCGATCTTGTCGCTTGAGCCGAGTACTACGATGTATGCAGTTCTTGGAGCTATTTCGACTCCGCCTGGGAGTGTCATATCTTCTGTGGTGTTGTAATTAAAATAAACGCGTGCATGGTTTATGCCGGTTAATTCTTCAAGCGCTCCCTTGCATCCGTCGAGCGAGTATTTGATTGTATCTCCGGCCAGGAGACGCTTGCGCAGCGCGTTTGTTGTCTCCGGTGCAATTCCTGGCACCGAGCTTGTCGGGTTGGTTACCGATTCCAGGTTTGCGATATCGTTTTCAAACGATGTTATTTCATTTGCTAAAACTACCACCGGGCCGAGCGTATCGCAGACCGTGTTTACGATTGCCGTGCTTCCTGCACTGATTACCACTTCTTCCTGGACTACAAAGTTTACATCTTCAAAGGGAGCTCTTGTTCCCGCTGGGATTACGCACTGGCCGTCCTCGCTTGCTGTGGCTACAAGCTGCAGAGTTGAGTAGCTTCCCGGGTTTCGTGTCATGGCTGCAATCGGCAGCAGGTTCTGGATCTGCTGTTCATCTGCGAGCTCTATATTAAATGAGTTGATTGCCTGGCTGAGTGCCGCATCGTTTTCTGCGAACCTCTGGCCGTCTCCAAGGGCTAGCAAATATAAAGCATTGCCGTAGTTCTTCTTCAGCTGGACTATGTTTCCGTCTTTGTCCCTTACGGCATTTTCCTGCAGCAGCTCGTTTATTTTATCAATGATTAAATCTGCATGTTGTATGGCTGTCTTTGGTGTCCATGTCTCGCCGTTAATTTTAAATGACATTTTCTGCCGCCTCCTGTGTCAGTCGTCCTATACTCATAGTTAATTGGTCTTTTTCTATATCGTATTGCGGGTAGTAGTTGTCTCTTCCTACGTTGCTCATGCTGTCGCGTACATAAAAGTCCAGGACTCCAAATGTAATTTTACCGGTGAGGTATTCGGTCCATGGCACTCCTGCATCCGGTAATTGTGGAACGGTGCCGCGGATCAGAAAGCCTGCGAGGATTGCTCCCTGGTTGTCCTCTTTGTCATCCATGATGATTGGCACCAGTCCGTTTGCTACATCGCAATCCCAGCTTGTTCCCGCTGTTGTTATTTCCTCTGCTTTCATTTTTAAGTCCATATCATGCTCCTTTAACTTTGCTCTGACCGGCATTGGTAATTTTTACTATTTCGTCTGCTTGCGCCGGCACTGTACTTGTTCCTGATGTCGCCTGACCGTTTATCGTTATAGAAGCGCTTACGTCGCCTTCTAAAAACACAGCATTTCCTTCTACCTTGACGTGCTGCGAGCTCGCTGTTATTTCTCCGTTGCCTGATCCACTTCCTGGCACTGTTATTGCCTGTCCGGTGTATCCGCTTATGGAAAACTTGAGAGTCTTATAAACTCCCTTTCCGTCTGCCTTTACTTTTGTGGAGGCTTGCCCTGGGTTTATCGTTATGGTTCCATTTCCTCCGCTTTGAAATTGCAGGGTACATCCGTCTACTGCTATGTTCTTCGTCATGGAGTTACCTCCAGGGCTGCGACTCCGCTTGAGTTGGCTATTGTAAGCTTTCCGTTTTCTACGGTAATTACCACCTTTGCTTTATCACTGAATACGTCAAGCGGCAGCGCCTTGATTGTCTCTCTGCTGTAATGCTGATAGCTTGTTGTTTCTGTGGCGCTGGTTACCTTGTTTACCTTTGGTATGTAATCTTTAAGGCCGAGCAGGAGCACCTTGTCTCCCTTTTTGTAGTCAAACTTAAACGCGAAGCCTCCAGCCGATACTGTGAGCACCTCTACGTCGTCTGTCTCGGTGGGGTTGAGCGATTGGCCGTCGTATGTCTTGAGCCGTTTTGCGTGGACCACGTTGACCGTCTTGTCCTGGTTCACGGCTTTTATGTATCCGTAGTCCAGGATGTAGAAACTTGCGAGGATTGATTCTATAAGGGTTTTCTCACTGAACCGTTCAGTTAAAAATACGCTATTTCCCATCTTACTTTCCTTGCATTACGATTCCCTGTACCTGCATGCTGTTCGTTCCTCCGGTTGTTCCAAAATGAAACGAGAGCGTACTTACCTGGATTCTCTTTGATTTTTCTATGCCTTTGTTTATAGCCAGGTTCCTGACGTAAACTCTGGACGGTACTATGAGCATGTCTCCGATCTGGAGCTTTGGCTCCCATGGTGCTGTAATTGTCATGTAGTAGTCGTCGCCTGCATTGACCTGGGGTGGTGCGCTTACGTAGTCGAGCGTGTGCGCTACGATTGAGTCGTCCTTTCCCAGCATAATTGCGCACAGCACGTTGTTCCTTATAAAAATGGCGAGGTTCTTGTCCTGGTATAATTGCTGCAGCCTTGAGATTGCTCCCCTTGCCGGGCCTCCAAAATAGAAGCGCTCTTTTAATGTTAGCAGTGAAGTAAAGGCTCCGACCTTGCTTCCGTATGTTCCCAGTCTCTTGGCCAGGTCGTCTATAACTTCTTTGAGCGTGGATCCTTGTTTGTAGCTTACAAGCACGGTCTTGTCGAGCCAGTTCTGCAGCTTTCCGTTCTGGCACTGTATAATCAGCTTGCTTTCTGGTCCGGGTTCATCCTGGTACATGGTCAGTATAGAACCTTCAAAGGTCGCCGTGTTTCCTACGTATCCTGCTTCTACTTTAATCTTGCTGTACTGCTTTCCGGCCAGGTCTAAGTAAAGGTTTTTAATCGTTATGTTAAACGGCCCGAGCGTATCTCCCGGATAGAAGCTGCCATTGATTTCAATGCTCGGCTTTCGTCCTTTGGTCGGACATTCGATTCTATAAATCGGTATATCCGAGTCGTTATAAAAAGTGAGATTTATAATTCTGTTGAATTTTTGGAGTGTTTCTATAGCCATGTGATTAGATACATCTCCGTTAAAAATAAGGAGCCTTTGTCTATAGTCTCCATGTCTGATTTAATCACAAGTCCGAAGTCGTCAAACTCTGACCAGCTTATTACTCCTGGCTCCGTTCCTGCCTGGCGCACTGTTCCGTCCGGCAGCGTTACCCATAGATTCCACTTGTCGTTAAGCCATTTGAAGTGAAAAGAAAACAGGCCGGCCTCTGCTGCGCAGTTAAACTGGAAGTTGTCAGCTGGCTCTGATGTTGGGAACGGGATTAGCTCTCTTTGTTTTTCTGTCTGCATATCGTTATAGTTATTTTTTTTTGTCGCGCCTTATTGTTATTCAAGTTAGTTTGTGATAACCTAGTTAGTCTTTGATAACTGATTTTTAAGTTAGCGTGTGATAACTACTCTTAAACTAACTAACAATCGTTAGTCATATTTTCGCAGTATTTTATACGAGTATTTCATCTATTAAAAACTTGTACTTTCACTCGCTTGAGGATTGAAAAAACGGGGGGTATTTTAAAGTTTTTGAGTAATTTGTCGACCACTTTGAAAATGGCCACATTTGGGTCTAGGATTGCTCACGTTGCGTCCGAGGTTTTTGTTCTTGTAGAAATCCTGCAATTTTGGGCCTTTTAGGGCGTTTTTAGGCTGATTTTAGACCATGATAAAAACCGGGTATGATACGCGATACGAGTAGAATTAAAGACTTCCGACTGTTGCCATGGTGCTTCCCATTTTTAGCGGATTTCCGATTCCGGATCCAATTACCGGAGTTGACATCGCAGAGCTGTCTCCCGTGAACGAGAGTGTATCCTCTACGTTCTGGTATGAAGAAGTCATGACGTTGATTTCCTTGAGCGTCATTGTGAATGCTATAGCGTCCTGGGCGTCTTTTACCTGGCTGGTCTGCAGATCCTTGATTACGATGTTTTTGAAGATTCGCGCATTGCCGTCTTTGAAAATGAGCAGCGCTCCGTGGTTGAACCAGGACCATACCATGTCTGTGTGAAACTTGAGCGTGGGCTGGTATTTATTCGAGAGCTCATCCATTCCTCTGCGTAGTCCGATTATGTATCCGGTGAGGTGCCAGCTTCTGCTTCCTGGCGCTACGTTGTCGCTCATGTATTTTTTTGAGTCGTATGTAATTACAAGGCTTTCAGAAACCTCGGCCGCTGCGCTCATCTGGTTCGTCTCGCACATCAGCGGGATCGCGTATTTCGCTCCCTGTCTTATGTCTGTGTTTATGAGTGTAGGTGTAGTGATGAGCGACTTGATTTCATTTAATATGGCTTTGTTGTCATTTAGAATGCCTTGTGTTATTCCGTCCATTTTGGTCCTCGTTAGTAGTCATCTTCGTGCGGCAAGTATGCGACTACTGTTTTTCCTGGCAGCACGTTTTCGAAGATGTATAATCTTGTATCTTCGTTATAGTCATAAACGATTATTTTCCCTTCCAGGCCTTTTTCCGTTGCTTCCTCGTATTGCATCTCACTTTCTATAACTGCTGCAAAGGTCCACATATAATAGCCTACAGAAAACTCAACGGCCCAGGGAATAGTCGCGCTTCCCATTTCCTTTTCTGTTCTGGTCCAGAGCTGGTTTTCTGCATCTCTTACAAACGGGTATTCTCTGACCTTTGTTTTTGTTCTTAAGTTCGAAGCGAGCTTATCATTGTTCTTTTCTGAAGTTATATAATAAGCTCCGATCAAGCCCTGGCTCTTTTCCACTAAATAAAAAAAACGGGTATCTTCCCCAAGAAGTTTTTTATCATACTCCATCGGGTAGATCTGGCTCTTTTCAGGGACCGGGTATTCTTCATTACCTTCTTTGGCCACGATCAGCGATTCTGAACTTCCCCAGTTAAGTCCTTTGTATCCAGTTTCTGCAGCTAATCCTGCAGCTGTAAAAATCAAAATTAAAAAAGCGGTTATTTGTTTTTTCATATAAAGCCTCCGCTCTTATTATAAACCAGCTTGTTCTAATTATCTAGTTCCACTCATAAGCTGGAGCCTGTCTGAGCTTCTTGCCATTGCTTCGAGTAGTCCTTGCTGTGTTCCCTGGTATGCCTGCTGCCTGATCACCTGCGGCATGTCGCTTCCTCCGTTGATTGTGAAGTTCTGGACTATGCTGTATTCAGCGATCTGCATTCCGCTTCCTGTTCCTTGTGGAACGAAAGCGCGAGCCAGGTCTCCTACATTGCGTGCTGCAAATACCCAATCATCCGGAGCTACTTGTGTTATGGTTCCGTCTGGACGCATGATTCCGTCTTGGATGCCGAGGATCTTCTTGCCGCTATCCCACATGTTCTGGGCGCCTTCGATATAATCGTAGTATGCTTTCTCCCAGTTGCCGGTCCATATATCTGATGCCAGGTTCTTACTTGTGGTGAAGGCATTTTTAAAGGTATCGATAATTCCACTCTTTTGTGTTTTTCCTTTGTCTGATGCCGACCATTCTGCAATTTTTCCGGTTATTAAAATAATACCCTGGGCTATGCTATCAACGGCTCCGGTAATTTTTACCACTGCATCCTTGATCAAGTCTGCGTTGTTTTGTATCCATTCGTTTATTGATTTTACCTTGTCTACTAAAATTCCGGCGATGCTGTTTCCAAGAAGGGCCGTTATTGACTTTGTCTCTTCTGTCAGTGTTCTGATTTCTGTTATAAAGTTCTGTCCTTTCTGATTGTCTGCGTCTGTAGTGAATTGTGTAGCTTTGGCTCCTGCGAGGAATTCACGAGGCGTCAGTCCTTGGCGGTCGAGCTCTATAAATAAGTTCATGCCTTGTTCGCCGAGTACGTCCTGGACTCTTTTTGCTATCTCGGTCATGTTTGTACCGTCGAGCATGCTCTGGGCCTTTTCGAGGATTGTTATGTATGCATCGTCTATGTCCATTCCCTGGAGCTGGTTTAATCCTATTCCAAGCTCTGCGAGGACTTTCTGGTATGCTTCTGCTCCTTCGCCGTTGATCTTGAGGTTGGTCATGACGTCGGACAGTTTTCCCATGCTACCGACTAATCCGTCGGCATTTACTCCGGCTATCTTTGCTGCAGCTTTCCAGGTGTTGAGCTTTTCTGTGGAGAGTCCGATTGCCGTTGCTGTCTTGTAGTTGGCGCTCTCTACAGTTCCGGTTACTACGGCCGTGGTGGTGAGCGCTACGGCAGCGTTTCGCGCTGTTCCGATCAGCTTGTTCAGGCTGGTCGATACGTTGTCGATGAGCTTGTTTCCGGTCTCAAATGAGTTTTTATCTGGATTAAGTCCAAGCGATACAAAAAAACCACCGATATCATTCTTTGGCATAGATTTCCTCGATTTCTGATTTTGCCCTTATACAAGCGAGCCCGTCGAGCATGTCATCCAGGTCGGCGGGCTGTCTTGCGTATTCGCGGCAGTAAGTGTAATAAAGCCACAGGTAGCTGTTCGGACAGAGCCGTTCAATTACCCGGTCGGCCTTTATTTCCTTTATGCCTCTTTGGCGGCTGCTTCCTTGGGCTTCGAGAGCCGCACGTATTTTTTTAGTATGTATCCGTATAAAACGTCAGCAAGAGCTAAGAGCGCCAGCGGGTCCTTCTGGAAAAGAGGGAAGGCTTCGAAGTTGTCGCCTATGTTGGTCATGCAGAATTTTTCCACATCGCCGTTCGGACATTTTACTTCTACGTTCTTCCCTTCGATACAAATCTTCATCAACCGGATTTTGTTCTCCAGGGTTGGAGCCTGAATTACCCGGCAGATTTCCAGCACGTTGGCCGTGTTTATTCCGTCTGGAAAGCTCACAGAAAACTGGGCGAGATAGCTCTTATCTCCGATCCCGTTGTTTACTGCTTCCAGCGCTTCTTCATACGTTTCGTGGTTGAGTGTTAGTGCTTCCATTTTCTAACTCCCTGTTATGCGTCAGCGTCGTTTGAATACTCGCCGTAGTTCCATACTACCTGGTAGTCTGCTGCATCGTTGCCCTGGATGTTCAAAGGTGGACAGCTGCGTACTGTACAAGCTGTGAATGTCTGACCTTCTGTCTTGCCGTTGATTTCCTGGGTGATACGGATTGTTCCTCCCTGGCTGTCTCCGGCCTTCTTCAAGGCATTTGCAATCTTTACCATGTCGCCAGCGTTTCCGGTCTTTACTACGTTGAATGTCAAAGAACCGGATCCGTTGTTGTTTGTAATTGTCAGTGTGTTGCCGTTTGCGAGCGCGATGATCTTCGATGAGTCCATTGTCTGCTGGGCCTGCACCATCTGACCTTCAAGTCTGAAGCCGTCGATAGTTGTTGGTGTTCCGTCGTTCCATAATGGATGTGTGAGCGTAACACTGAATTGTCCGGCTGCTACTATTGTGTGCTGTGCCATTTCTTACTTCCTCCTATCTTGTCGGCTGTGTGAGGTACAGTGTTCCATAAACGGTAACCTCGCGCACGTTGTCGATGTATGTTGCTTCCCATGCATTTGGTACGGTGATCTGGTCGCCGCTTGCCGGGAGATCTTCGAATACCGGAGCTGTAATCTGGAAACCTGCAAGGCGTCCGAATTGTAAGAACGGATTTACCATGTCGCTCAAAATAAGAAGGCAGGCCTGGTATGTCTGGTTGTTTCTAAAGGTATTCATACGTGTGATGTAGTTGGCTGTCTTTACCTTGCACATGTATTCAATGTATGCCTTTACCCAGTTTGCTCCTACGCTGTCTCCGTTGATGTAGAGCGAGCCTTCGGTTACGACGTTTTCTGTTCCGTCTCCTACCCATGTCTGGTATCCGACCTTCTGTTCGTCGAGAGCAGCTTTCTCTGTTGCAGAAAGGTTCAGTCTTTCTCCGTCTGCATTCTCTGCTCCGGATGCGTCGATTGTGTTAAACTGCACCATGTCCATGCTGTTTCCTACAGGTGTTCCTGTTGCGTTTGCTGAGCTCAAAGTTGCACCGAGCTGGGCCAGGGCTGGGTTGATGTTTCCGTCTGCGTTGTAAATTACGCGGGCTGTTGAGTTGGCGCTCTTCAAAGCAGAAAGCAAAGCAGACGACTTTGTTAAAAGGTCGCCGTCGTTTGTTCCTACCCATAAAACCGAATACAGCGGATCTGTAATACAAAGGTTTGAGAGTGCTACCTGGGCTGCTGCGTATCCTGCGCTTTCTTCAATAATGAATTTAAAGTAAGCGTACATCTTTGTTGCTTCGTATACTGCAGCGAGCGGGTGAGTTGATGGTGTTGTGGTATCGCTTGTGTTAAACAGTGCGATTCCCACCTTTGCTGTAGTTGCCTTTGAAAAGAAAGGCACCAGCCATTTTTTGAGGAGCCCTCCTGTGAGTTCTCCGTAGTTTCCTGAGTCAAGTTCTATGAGGCTTCCAGCTGTCGCAGACGTAACTCCTGGGAGATATGTTGCTGCGTTAGCTACGTCCATATAAATCATGGCCCGTGAGTAGTTTTCTCCTGCCATCGGGATTATGACCGTCTCGATTGGATAGGCCACGTTCGATTGTGCTATGGAGTCTTTGAATAGTGACATTTTCAGTCCTCCTTTGGTTTATAGTTATTTAATTCTTCCGTTCAATGTTAATTGCGGCATTGGTCCCTGGGTTGTATCTGCTATGCTGTACCAAAGAACCCGGAACGTTACATTCCATGCCAGCACTGTGTTGTTTCCGTCCTGCATAAACGGAGAGCTTATCGCGTCGTATTCATCGTTCATGATTGCTCCCTGGACCGTCTTAAATTGTGCGGCTACGTCTGTTCTGAACGGCCACATAGCTACGCTGTTTGCCAGGTCCTCGCTCTGTGGTCCTACAAACTGCAGATCTATTTCTGCAATCTTGAGGACCGCTACGCTGTTGACCTTTGTGGTCGTCTGTCCGGTTGTTTGTGTTCCCTGGTTGTAGAAAGGAACGGTGCGCGGTCTGTTCTGTCTGATTTGATAAGCGCACCAGTTCTCGATGTTTGCGTTGGCTTCCTGGGGATTGAACCAGTTACCTTGCTTTGGGACTATGTATTTTTCATTTACATTAAAAACTGTTGCTAATATTCCACGTAGCGTTGTCTGATTCAGTTCCATTGTTTCCTACCACCTTCTCAAGTGTGTATCTATAAAATCCGCCTTCGCTCTCCCATTGGTTGTCGCTGGTGAGCCGGTAGATGCTGTTTTCGTATGTCGTGAATTTGTCGGCGAGTCCGCCTGTCTCTGTCCACAGTTCGAGCTGTTTTTTGTGGACCAGGTTTCCGTTTGCGTCTACAGTCTGATCACCTCCGGTGTTCTGATATACACCGGTTATGGTCTGTGTGATGAGTTTGCCTTGCTGGTCGACTACTTTCTCCCAGCCGCCGTTGATTTTCGGCCTCATTTCAAATATTGTCAGTGCTCGTCTCTGCTCCGGGAAGTAGAGGAGCATGTCTCCGTATACGCTCATTTCTGCCTCTGTACTAGATATGTCATTGAGTTGACCATTTCCGCCGTATCAATGAGCGGAGTGTCACTCCCTTTGTATTCAATTGTCTTTTTTGAGTTTGGCTTGCGCTGTTTGTAGTAGTCGCTTTTTACAAACTCCTGGATCAAACCTACGGCCATTGTGCCGACTTTGCTCCAGTTCGCTTTTCCTCCGGCAGCGACTTTTTCAGTTTCGTCCTTCATGGCAGCTTTCAGCTTGCCTATGTTCTGCCTTATTCCGTCTGTTAAAAAAGGACGAGCTGGTATCTCGGCAGTTCCGAAGTGCTGCATCATTGCCAGCTTGTCTATGTCCGGAGATTGTACGTTTTCGGCCTCGACTCCGTGGATGCTCTTATACGTGTCCTTCTTGTTCTTCCTGCGTACGTTCATATGGTGCTGCTGACCACCTCTAAAACCGACCAGGATGTCGACGTGTGCAGCGTCCATTAATGCCTGGATTTTTTTGGTGTCGATGGTGTTCTTTATATTTACTCGCAGTCCATTTTCGCTATACATAGATTCCGTACCTTTCCGGAGCGCTCTGGATCATCGTCAGGGCCTTCTGACCGAATACGTTAGAGTTGAGCTGCTTCAGTCCTTCCTGGGCGTCCATGTCAGAAAAGCTTACGGAAGTTCCGCCGATGCTCTTTGAGCTCAGCGCCATTCCTCCGTTGCTGACCACTCCGACTACTGCGGTCGGGTTCATGTCGGCAAGGTACCAGGCGGTGAGCAGGTTCAAACAAAGGTTGCGCTTGTCGGTCTTTGTCGGATCCGGCAGCACAGCCCACAGGGTCTTTACTCCGCTGAACATTACGCATACCTCTTCGTATGCAGTGTTTATCTGCTGGTCTGTGAGGTTTTGGAAATTTGCAGCGTATTTAAAGTCCTGTCTTGTCATTTTCTATTCCTTCTTCTTTGATGAAGTTGTTTTCTTTGTTGGGGCCTTTGGCTCTTCTGCAGCTTCTTCCTTTGCAGGCTCTTCCTTCTTTGGCTCTGCTGCTGGTGCCTGGGCCTTGAGCTTTTCGTTCTCAGCTCTAAGGCGTGCGATCTCGTCGTTTGCCTCGTTGATTCTTGCAGCGCTTGTCTTATAGCTTTCTGGCATGTGGTCCAGGATGCGGATCTTCTTCTTTGCTACGAGCTCTCTGAAGAAAGGTTCTTTTCTCTGCAAGTTATCAAGCTGTGCCTCTGTGATTTCACAAAGGTTCTTCATGTCTCCGGCAGCATTGCGTGCTGGGATTGTCTTTGCGATTGAGCTGAATGTCACCGGGTACTGATAAAACGATTGTATGTATTTCATATTCTTTGCTTCCTTTTCGTTTGAAAAATTAGGGGAAATTTCCGTTAATTTCCCCTATTGAAAAAATAGCAGGCCGAGGTGGAATGCGGCGACCTGCTATCCGTTTATGGTCCTACTAGGTTGTTGATTCCTTTGTGTAGGTTCCGCTGAATACAGCACTGTCTGTGCGGCCTTCAAGTACTGCAATTGCCTTCAATGTTTTTGTTGCATTGATTGTGATTGCTGTTGTGTACTTTGTGCTTGCACTTGTTGGTGTTGAGCCATCTACTGTGTAGTAAATGTCAGCGCCTGGTGTTGCACATGAAAGTGTTACGCTTACCGAGCCTGAGAAATCACCAGGAGCAGGATCTGCTGTTGGTGTTGCTACTACTTCTGAGCATCCAAATCCGCCGTATACCTTTACTGCGATTGAAACAGGAGCGAATACTCCGGCATAGCGGCGGAGTACTGCGTGCTGCTGGTCGTAGCTGTTTGGATATACTGGGTATGTGAAGTTCTCCAAAGGAACGCCAAGAAGGAGGATGTCCTGCTTTTCGTCGTTTGGTCCTGCACCAATCTCTGGAGCTGTGATTACGAGGTAGTCCTCTGTGCTTGGGTTGAATTCTGTTTGTGCAGCCAGGAATGGATCTGCATAGAATTCTACCTTTGGCTTTGAACCATTCTTTGTAACGCCTGCGTTGAAGTTTTCTTCAAAGATTGCGAGAGCGCTCTTTGCTTCGTAGGTGTTGCTGTATGGTACGCTTGTTGCGAAGTTGTATGCCTTTGGAGACATAGCTACGCGTACGACGTCAAACTTGTTCTGGCTTGCGTTCATGAAGTCTGTTACGACCTTAGCAAGGTTGCGGTACATTGTGTATCCCTTGTTTGTGTTCAAGTCATCTTCAGCGATTTCCTCGAGTGTCTGGCCAGCCCATGTTGTGATTCCGTTTACGTCAAAGAGTCCGAGTGTTCCTGTAGACTCGTTTCCGTAATATGTAAGGTAGTCTGTAATCATGTCGATTACATACTGAGCGTAGCGCTGCTTTTCAGCCATCAACGAACCGGCAAATGGTGAGCCGTTGTCTCCCTTTGCGCGTTCCATTTCTTCAACAGTGAAGTTGTAGAAAACCTTAATGTTGATGATGGCGCTTGTCATGAGTCCGCCTTGTACGTTTACGTTCTGCTTCAAGTTAGCAGCTACTGTACCGGCTTCGTCAATCAATCCCCAGCCTGAATATGCAGCGAGCTGGAGGTTCTGTACTTCTCCCCATGGGTTTGTTCCGCCGAGGCGCTTTACGAGATCACGTGCGTGGCTGTAAAGGAGCGGCTGTTTGAAAAGCTCAGGGAAGTATGAAGCGTTCCATGGCGAGATTGCCTGGGCGTTGATAAGTTCTCCAGAGTCTCCAGTGTATGTCTGGATTCCGCTCTTTGAAACCATCATATCATACTTGCCTGTCTTAATGTTGAAGCGTGGGCGGATCTGAACGGCAGCCGGATTCTTCTTGTAGAGAGCTTCCATTTCTGGAGTGAGTCCTACTGTTGCTCCGCGTACTGCGTGGTCGCCTACGTACATTGGGTTGTTTACAGCGCTTGCAGGGATTCCGTAGTGTGGATCTGAAGCGCGGCCAATCTGCAGAGTAGCGTCGCGAAGGAAGTCGTTAGCTTTTCCGTTTCTTGCTACCATCTTCTCGGCAATCTTGCCGAGGTGTTTAAATTCCGATGAACAATCTATTCTCATAGTCTGCTATCTCCCTTATGAAAGCCAAACGTAGGCGCCGTCGTCTGATACTTCAACTACTTTTGCTCCTTCGAGCAATGTGTGGCTTCCGTCTGCTGATGATGCTACAAAGCCGATTACGCCTGTTGCGTCAGCGTACTGTACTTTGTATCCGAGTACTGGGTCCTTGCCGCTTTCCCAGCTCATGATTTTTACAAGGCCCTTATTGATAAATGCGCAAGGCATGTCCTTAAGGTATGTGTTTGGATGTGCTGGTGCGTTCTGTGCGATTGCGTCGTCAAATACGACGATTCCGCGGATCACGTTTCCGTCTCCCTTTCCCTTTACAATTGCTGTAGGGTCTGCTGCTGGAGCGGAGCAAACTGTGCCGAATGTCAAATTTTCGGCTGCGATTCCGCCGAGCTTGAGGTAGCCTTCCTGGAGAGGCACTGCCTGTGCGTTCAGTTTAAGCTGTCCTTTAAAGCCAAGCGAGAGTGACATGTTTGTATCCATATCTGTTGTCTCCTTAGTATTTTGCGAGCAGGTCGCGGAGCGATCCGTGTTCTGCTGGCTTCTGGTTCATGGTTATCGGAATGAGCGGAGCGTGGTCTGTTACGACTTCTTCTTCCTCTTTTTCTTCTTCCGATACTTCTTCTTCTGACGCTTCGTCTTTGGTTTCTTCTGCCTCTGCGCATGCGTCCTCTGCCATTCTCTTCTTACAGAATTGGTAGATTTCTTCGAGTGAATATTCCGGATTTGGATCAGCGTCCTTTGCTTCTTCGCCTTCGGCAGGGATTTCTGTCTCTTCGGCGATTTCTTCAGTTGATTCTGCTACCGGTTCCTCTACGGCAGTTTCCGTTGTTTCTGCCACGGTTTCTTCTGCTTCCTCTGCTGCAGGTTCTACGGCTGGTACATCCTGCATTGCTGCGGTGTCGAGCTTTTCGAACAAGTCAGCGACCATGCTAGCGGCTTCCTTGGCTGTTGCTTCGTCCTGTTCCTTTACGGCTTTGAAGTCGTCCAGGAAACGGTCGAGCTTGGCCTTGTCCTCACTTTCTGGGAGGTCGGCTGTAAAACCTTTGAGCTCGTCCACTTTGGCTACCACTTCTTCCTCTTTGAGGCTGTCCTTACCAGCTACGAGTTCCTCGAGCTTGGATCTGAACATTCCCATGTCGTTGTCTGTGGTCATTGTTCGTTTACGAGCTGCACGGAATAAACCAGTAAATAGTTTCATTCTGTGGTCTCCTTTGATTTATAGTTATTTATCTTTGACAAAAAGCAGGAGTATTTCGTCTACTGCTTTTGTGCCGATACCAATTGCTGCGATGTATGCGAGATACATGTTTGGCTGGAAATACGCAAGAAGTGCGCATCCTGCGATTTCTGCGGCTTCAATCAAAGCCGAGATAAGAGCATAGAGCTTCTTTGTCATCAGCGTGTCCTCCTTTGTTTTATTTGCAGCGGTCAAAGACCGAGCCTTTTGCGATTGAGAAAACTGTAGGAGCTGCGTGGTCCAGGACGGCAGCATCTTCTCCGCCTCGTCCGTCCGGGAGCAGTGCTACATGGTTTACGTCTGTGATTTCCTTCATGACGATGTCGTATTCCTGGCCGTCCGGCGCTGTGCCTTTGCTCCATTCAAACACGGCCACGTAACCTGGGGAGAGTTGGATTTCTCCGCTTTCGTAGGCTTTGAGCGCTTCGTCGTCATAAATCATGAGCGTGTTACGGATTCCGACTTCGTTCTTCTCCAGGTAGTCTACGGTCGGGTGGTCTCCTGTGTATCCGAGCGCCAGGTCTCTAAAGTTCTGGCCGTCTACCGGTGTTCTTGGGTGGTGGTGGGTTAAAGGCAGCATTTTGAATTTGTCGCATGCTGCTGCCAATACAAGCGCTGGTCTGTAAACCTTATAAATGCGTTTGTCCTCTACCCAGTCCGGAGCTCCCTGTCCTGGTCCTGGAATGCGCAGAGTCGGGAGCTCGTCCTTTGCGTAGTCGTAGATTCCGCTTATTGCGATTCGTATGTTCTTAAGTTCTGCCATGTTCTTCTCCAAAATAAAAAGCGCCACGACCAGCAGGAAAAACAAACACAAACCTACCGGTCGTTAGTTAAATGGCGCTAGAGGGTGATGTTCGGAGGCCCTCGCGTTTATAGTCATTTTTGTTAAAAAAAAGACCTCCGTGGGAGGGGTCCCGGGAGGTCTGCTTCCTAGCTAGAAATTAATTTACAGGAGTTTCAAATCAACGGCATTGATCTGGTTGTATGAAAGGCAGAGCCACCGGTGGAAGCAGCCCGGTTTTTCTGCCTGCGGTATTATGGACCCGCCTATCCGATTCTACTTCAGTTCGTAGAGACGTTCTGCTGTCTCTCCCCATTCTTCCCATTCTTCGACCAGGTGTTCGTAGTAGTTCAGAATGTACGCTATGTCCTGCAGAGTTTCCGGTTCTGCAAGTTCTATTCTTTGAGGCTTTGGTGGTAATGCTGGCACCTCGGCCTTCTGCTTACTTACGCAGCTTACTGTTATTAGCGGCAATAATGCCATTAATAATTTCACTGATTTCTTCATTCGTCTTTGCCTCGTTTATCTTCTGGTCCACTTCGCTCTTGTCCTGGTGGATCTGAGCGAGCTCTTCTGCGTGTTTGTACATGTCCACGATTGTGGCCTGCTGCTTTTCCACTTCTGCCTTGAGTTCTTTGTTCTGGTCCTGGAGTTTCTTACACCAGTGCGCTGTAAGGTATACGGCCATGAAGCAGATTAAAGCAATTAATAAGACGGCGAGTGTTGTGTTCATTTATTCGTCTCCTGTCTTTCTGAACTTGTCCAGGGCGATGTTTGTGTCGACCGTGATGAACAGTCCGGCGAGGGTTCCTGCTACCATGCAAAGCTCGGAGATTTCACAATTGGTGAAAATCCCCAGCCATTTGAGAACGGCTCCGACCAGGAGAATTACTCCGGCGACTATCTTTGCTATGAGCGACGCGTCCTTTGCTTTCATTTTGCACCTCCGCTTAATTTTAAGATTCGCATTGTTACCGGTTTGCCTTTGTCTACGCATACCGATTTCTCCAGGGAGTTGAATTTTACCTTTCCGTTTTCAACGCCTACCCAGTGCGATTTTCCGTTGTATGAAAACTTGACCGGGGTCCGGTCTTTGATTGTCTTGATTTCCTTCGGATCTGTTATGTCTTTAAACTCTACGGTGAGCTTTCTTCCTGCCAGGTATTCTGCTGCCTGGCTCCAATAAACCGTACAGTCTGCGTCGATTACGCGCTTGTCTATCATGTAGCCTGCGGTAAGCACGGCCTCTGCATCGTCCGGTTCGTATCCAAGGCACCACATAAGGGTGAAGGCGCAGCACGCGTAGTCTTTAATTGATTTCAATTTGAGTGTGGGGAATTGCTGGTATAGTTTTTCTGCCAGTGTCTGTGGGTTTTTCATTGCTTCCGTTCCTTTATTTTTTCTGCAATTTTATTTCATGAGAAATGAAATAATAAGGCCGACGGCTTCTCCGATTATTCCCAGGAGCATTCCTATAAATTTTGCCTGGTACTTCTTCTCGGCCTCGGAGATTGCCAGCTTGATTTTCATGTCTACCGATTCGTTTATCTTCTGGGCGATTCTGTCCGGCATTTCCTTTACGTCGTCCTTGATTTCTTTGAGGTCCTGTTCCATTGAGTTTACCTTGGCTTCTATCATTTCGTTTGTCATGCGCCTTTCCTTCCTGTCTCTATAGTTGTTTCTAGGGGTTTGATATCTATCTCGCACCTGGCGCGTCCTTTGTCGTAGTAATTGTAAACATTAATTATGCGCACGATTTCCCAGTTGTCGTCTTTGATTACTCCGCAGTCTTTGAGCAGGTCGAGGACCGAGCTTGTGCCGTTATCGCTGTCTCTGCGGCGGAGGTCTCCGTGGAAAAATGAGAGGCTTATGCTTACCGGGTAGCAGATCGTGTCGTGGTTGACTGTCATGCAGCGCACCTGGACCTCTGCGCTCTTGTGCCATGCCTGGTAGTTCTTGCCTGGGATTATCTTTCCGTTCGGCAGCAGAATGCGGCTGTTTTTCTTTGCTGGTGTTTCTCCTTCGATAATCAGTTTCATTAGTCGTCCTCCCATTCGACCGGCACTAATCCGCAGCGGCAGTTGTAATCGTCTATTTCTACCGGGAGGTCCTTGATGCCGAATATCTGACCATCCAGCTCTGTGTGCGCTCTGTGGTATACTCCGTTCTTGTCTGTATAGCTTCTCTTGCGTACGCGTGCATCATGGCAGGTTACCCATTTCACTTTGGTGACGCCTGCGTCCGTGAACGTGGAAAGGGTGAGCGCCTTATTGAAGCGCTGCATCTGGTCGCGTGCAAATAAGCGGGCCATGTTGTCTCCGGCCTTAAACGCCATTTTTGTCAAATCGTCAAATTCGAGCCGTGCGCTCTGTCCGGTGACGTATGCGTTGATTCGTTCCAGCATCTTGCGCTTGATGTAGTCCTCTTCCCATCCTAAGCGCTTGACCGTGTTGTCCAGGTATAAAATCCGGAGGTTGTCCAGGTTCCTTTGAAATACTGCATCTTTGTCTAATGTGAACGAGCTTATTATTTTGTTCAGGCGTGGTCCTGCGTCTTTGAGCAATCGTGCCATGTAGTCCTCTTGCTCTTTCTTCAGAAGGCTTGTTACTTCCTTCTTTGCGTTCTCGCTGATTTCCGGCTTTGTATCTTCTTCGAGCCATTTATGGCGGAGCGTGTTTTCTGCAGCTCCCATTCTCATGCGGTCTGCTATCTCTTCGCTCTCTTTCTTCAGCTCGTCTCCCTTGCGTGTGAAAAACTCGATTAAATCTTCGAGGTTCTCTTCTTCTGCTTCCGGATCTATTGGGGCCGAGTCGATTGTCATTCCGTTGTTTCTCAGCTCCGTTTTAAGGTCTTTCAATAGGCCGCGGATCATCCTGGTGTACTGTGTCCTGGCTACCTTTGCGAGCTTGTCCTGGACACGGAAGAGCGGACGGGGTATTCCCATTCGCTGCATCCGCAGAAAGCCTGCTTGAGTTCCTTTGCTGTAGATGTATCCGTTCATGCGGAGCGGGTACTTGTTCTTTTTATTCTCTGCCATACTTCAGCCATTCATAGGTGGTGTTTAGAACCGGAGCCAGCTTGCGCAGCTCTTTGTCTGTAGGACTTGATATCGGGAGCCCTGTCATCCAAGAACCGAGCTTTATTCCGGCTTCCTTTGCTATCTCGTCCCAGGTCTTACCGACCTCCTGTTTCTTCTGGAGTATTCTTTTAAAAACTTTTGTCATTGCTGCTTCCTTCCGTAGTTTGTGTTCTTCGGGCCGTCTACCCAGTCGACCTTGATTCCGTATCCGTTTAAGAAACCGACCACATAAGCCAGGGCCGGACGCTGCTCGACGTATTCGCTCTTGGCTATCATCGGACTTCCTTTTATCTTTATGTCCGTGTATCCTTCCAGCCATGCGTAAACGAGCAGAGCGCAAATGCTGTTGTTTATCGGCAGCTCTTGTTCGTAAACGGCCGCAGGAAGTTCCCGCATTGCTTCCGGGTGCCTTCCTTCGATTCCGTGAAGTTCAAAGTAGCGATCTGCTCCGTCGCGTCTGTCGACTCCGAGGTACCACAGTTCGTATCCGTCCTCTCGTACCTGGTCCGTCGGTATTTCGTCGTTTCCGCAGCCGCAGATTATCAGCTTAGAACTCTTGCGGCATTCCTGGTTGCTCTGGCATTCCTTCATCGCTTCCTTCCTGGTCCATGTCGCGGCCTGCGTTCATCTGCTCCCACATCTCGTCGTCCATTCCCTGGCCGTCGCTTCCTTCTTCGAGCTCGTCGATTGTCTCCTGGTCGAGTTCTCCGTCCTTTACGAGCTTGTCTGCTGCTTTGAGTGATGTTCCCAGCGGTGCTCCCATGGCTACAAATGAACCGGCTATCTGGGCGAGGCTCTGGCCGATCTGTGCTTTCTCCTGGTCGCTCATTACGACGCCGTCATCTGCTTTGATTTCTACTTCGTCTGCGTACTGGTACTGCTCGCTGTTGCGTCCGAAGCAGTCGGCTACGAGGAGCTTGATGCAGTTTTTGAATGCTGGCGCTACGTTGTTGAAAAGGAGGCGGGCCGTTTCGCTCTGCTTGAGCTTTACGTCGTCCTCGTTGTCGCTTGCCAGTCCTGTGCTCTTTTCTGCAAAAAGAACGGACTCTGCTAATCCTGCGCTAGAGCAGAATGCAAGGCGTGATTCCTGGATTAAGTTATTAAAGCCTGCGTAGGTTCTTTCAAGGATCTTTATTTCGCCTATGCTGTTTACGGCTCTTGGGTGTAGGATTGACCATTCGCGCATCTGCTGCTCGTTCTCTTTGAAGAACTCTCGTGCTGCTTCAGCTCCGTTTTCTATAATGAGTCCGTCTGCTGGCAGCGCGTGGTACATGAGCGAGCTCTGCTGGGCCATGATCGGGAGGCTCATTTTCATTATTTCGTACGATTCGTAGTCTTTTATCCAGCCTTCAAAGTCCGAGGTGCTCCATCCCATCTGCTGGATCGCTCCCCAGAATGGCAGCTTCTTCGGGCGCACCATTGCCATGCGTTCTGTGTTTACGCGTACACCTCCAAGTGGAATGAAGAGCGACTTTGCGTAGAGGTAGTCCTGGGCCGTGATGTTGTACTCCGGTACGAATACGCAGTTCCATCGGTCCGCTACTACCCAGTACTTTATAAAGTCCTGGTCTTTCTTCTGGGCCGCGATTATTTCTTCCAGGCTCTTCTGGAAACTCAGCGGGTTGTCCTGGGCGAGGACTGGGTATGCTACGGCTCCTCCAAAAATGAGCGCCTGGGTGTTTGCGTTGAGGTATGCTTCGTCAAAGCCTGTCTTGTGCGCATGAGCTTCGAGCCTTTGTATGTCCTCCGGTGTGAACCTCTCGCATTCAAAGTGGATTCCGTCCAGGGCGAGTACTCCGGCCTTCTTATCGATTACGCGTGCCGGTAATCCTGCGCTTGCGTAGTAGGCTGTTGCTTCCTGTGGAAGGATTGAAACTGGAACGAAGGCCTCGGTTTGCATTCCTGGGTCGATAAAGGTTCCTATTCCGCTTACCGGGTTTTCGTATCCGTCCTGCACGATTCCTGGTGTTTTACGCAGCTCGGCTCTTGCTTTGGCCTCGGCCTGCATCTGTTCAATCTTGCCGGCGTAATTCTTGAGCAGGTGCTCGCGCATTTCTGCTGCGGTCTGTGTGGTTCCACGTGCTTCCTGGACTTCTTCTGCGAGGTTATCGCGGATAAGCGCCAGCTCGGTTGAGTCGAGCGCGATTGGTTTTCCTGGTGAGTCCTCGGTAATTAACGAGGGGCCTTCGCGCTTCGCTATAATTTCGAATATCGCTTTATGATGAGCGTTTGTCTCTGTTTCTACAAGTTCTGTGAATGTTGCCATACCGTTATAGTTATTTTTCTGGAAATAAAAAAGGGAGCCGTCATTGGAGTACCAGTCCTCGGGTTCCCTTCTGTTTAGGAGTTGCCTTCTGTCTTTATTGTTATTCGTTCGTTCCTCTTACGTTTAGGTATCCGTTCTCCTGGACGTTTTCGCGCGATAGGTTCTTGAGGTCCATAAAGTCCGGGTCTGAACGTACGATTCTGTAGATTACGTATTCGAGCGCGTCGCAGAAATGGTCCGGTGCTTCTTCGCCTTTTCCTTTCTCCGGTTGGCCCAGGTCGTTGTAGGCACGGACCTTTAGGCTCTCCGAGAGCTTGTCCGTGTCTTTGCAATCAAAGACCTTTAGCCTTCCCATTTTGAAGAGCTTGTTGACGTAGAATATGCGGTCAATGATTCGAGGGTTTGAGCTTCCTATTCTGCAGCCGA